TTGTATTACCAATATTATAATAGTAAAAGAAAAGTTAATAAAGTTTCTATTGATGATGACGAGGTTACCATACAGATTCCCGATGATTCGCAGATGGATGAGCAGTTAGCCTTTCATAAAATATGTACAATGATAGACGAACATATAGAAGGCTGGCGCTGGTATGAAAAAAAACTGTTTACACTTTATAGGGACACAGATTTAAGTATAAGAGCTATAGCTAAAGAAACTAATATAAGCTGGGTAAGTATATTCAATACACTAAAACACGCAAAAAAAGAAATAAAGAATAAGTTTAAAGAAGATTACGAAGATTATAAAAATAAAGATTATGACAGAATTTAAAGGCGACAAACGTACAAAAGCATACAAAGAGTGGAAGGCTAAGCACGCAGCAGCAAGTCAAGGTCTTGGTGATACTGTAGAGAAGATTACAACAGCTACAGGTATAAAGAAAGCTGTAAAGTTTTTGGCTGGTGAAGATTGCGGTTGTGACGAACGAAAGGTTAAATTAAATGAAATGTTTAGGTATAAAAAGCCTGAGTGTTTAACGGAAAGTGAGTTTGACTTAATTAAAATGGCTGTAGATACCAAAAAGCACAAATTTACACCAGAAGAACAAGAAACGTATAAAACAATATATGAAAGAATATTTAAAACTAAAGTTGAATGCACGCCCTGTAGTTTTGCTAAAGTAGTATGGAAAGATTTACAGGCTGTATATAACCAATATCTTTGAAAGAACAAGACCTTTTTGAATTTTTACTTACTTGTTGCTATCCTGATTTAGTTAAGGCTAAAAGCCAAATGAGTAGATGGGATTGCTACAGCCCTAAAACATACCACAGAATAGAACTAAAGTGTAGGGGTAAGCATTACGATGCTTTGCTTATTGAAAAGAAAAAGTACGATGCTATGATTGCAAAATGCGATGACAATTTAGATATTCCAATGTATATAAATTCAACACCTAAAGGAATATATAGATTTAATTTGTATATTGTTAAGCCAGTTTGGGAAATACAATACCATAATAAAACTACAGAGTTTGGAAATAAAAATAAAATACCTAAGGAAATTGCGATGCTACCAGTAGTAGATGCAGAAATAATAACTAACAATGAACAAGAAAATTGACAATCTTAAAGAACTAGAGTATTACACTAATTACAACCTAGTAAGCGAAGTAATACTTAAATTAAAAAAGAAGTACCCTGACAATATTACTTTAAACGATTCAACCGCTGCCTTAGTGCAGATAGGTTATTATGTACAAAACCTTATATCAGACAGGTATTTTTACGATCAATCAATGTCTGAGTACAGGTCAGATAAAATACGCGCAGTTGAAAGAGCAAGAACAGCAGAAAAAAAGGTAGCTGATTTAGAACAGGAAATACAAAAACTTAAAACTAGGATAGATGTTGGTATTTAAAATAATACTCGGCTATATTTTTTTAAGAATAATAGAAGGTATGTTAGTTAGGGAATTTTATAATATGAAAAAAGATGAGTGATAGTTTACGAAAGTGGGTTGAAATGCAGTTTGGCGACAGGTGGACAATGGACAGTACTTATAAAGATAGGTATAAAGACGTAATTGTAGAATTGGTAATTAGTAAAATGAGGGAACGCAGCAGGGATGGAATAGTTAAATATGGGACAACCCTTTACGATAGCCCTGACGGATTTTATAAATTCCTAAACCATTTACAGGAAGAACTAATGGATGCAGTATTATATATAGAAAAATTAAAACAACAGAAATAATGCCTTTACCAAAACCAAAAACAGGAGAAACCCAAAAGAAGTTTGTACAAAGATGTATGATAAATCCAGAAATGATTAAAGAATTTAGGACTGTAGATCAAAGGTTTGCAGTATGTAACCAAATATATAAGGATGAAAGAAGTTGAATTATTTAAAATGAAGCACGATTTAAGGTTAGCCCAGCAGGCTTTAGTAGTGGCGCTTAATAGGATAGAAAAACTAGAAGAAAAAGTTTTTGAAAAAAAAGAATAATATTTTTGTTTGTTAAAAAAATGTTTATTAACTTTACATTGTAAAACAAACAACAAATGCAAACTAATAGAATTATTACAGAAAAAACTTTTGAGGCTTGGGAAAAAGATGAGTTGCAAGAATATTATCAATATGTATTAAGCCAACCAAATAACCTAACCAATGACCATATATTAAGCGTGGTAAAAAATATATTAGATAATTATGGAATTTGATTATAATTATTGGTACTGGTCGCAACTTACAGAGCAAGACCTAATACATATAATAAACACTAATAGGCTAACTACTGAAAGCAAACGCGCACAGCAAGAACTTGACAGGCGAATACAAGAACAAACAGAATTTTTAGAATTATGATAACACTATTAAACGGCGATTACTGGAACGAAGAAGAAATACTTACCCAGATGTATGACGATAACTTTTACTATGGGCATTTAGGTAAATATGCTTTAAGCAGCAGTAGCCTTAAAACACTTTTAAAAAGCCCTAAAACATATAGAAATATATTAAAGTATGGGAGCGACAATGACAGCCCTGCTTTGGCAGCAGGCAAGTTAGTACATTGGTTAGTACTTGAACCGCACAAACTTGACAATATACATTTTGTAGATGCTTCATCTAAAAACACAAACAAATACAAAGATGCTAAAGAACAGTATGGCGAAGTATTCTTAGCAAAAGAAAGAACTGCTGCCGAAAGGTTAGCTGATGCTGTACTAAGAAACGAAGCTGCTATAAGATTGCTAAGTAGGTCAGAGTTTGAGGTTCCAGCTATACAGATGATGCAAGGCTTACCATTTAGGGGCAAGGCTGATATTATACAAGGCGATACTATTATAGACCTCAAGACCTCAGCTGATCTTAGTACATTTAAATACAGCGCTGACAAATATGGATATGACTTACAAGCGTGGCTATATTTAAAATTGTTTAATAAAAGTAACTTTGTTTTTTTAGTAGTAGACAAAGCCAGTACCGACATAGGTATTTTTGATGTAAGCGATGACTTTTTAAAGCGTGGCGAAAATAAGTTTAGACAAGCTGTAGATAATTATAAATACTTTTTCAAAGAAGATAACGACTTAGACCAATATGTAATGCGAGGTATATTATGAAACTATTTGAAGATAACTGGGGTATAGACAACAGCCCTATTGACGAAACAGAAATAACTACTACTTTACTATATTTTAGTAAGCAAGAACTAAGGCAATTTAAAAAGCTTTGCAAAACTGGTATAAAAATTGAGTTCGGTGAAGAGTATCAACAAAAGGGCAACCTTAGCGACTTTTTATTAAAAATATTAAATGAACGATATGGAACAGTATAGGTTAAAAAGAATACTTGACGAAAAGCAAGCTGCAAAGCTAAAAACAAAATACCTTACAGAAAAGCATTATAACACTTTAGTAACAAGTGATGCTGATGGCTACGACTATCACACAAACGAATTATTATTTAGATACCGTAAAAACGCAATACCTTTTGACTTATTAAAAAGCGGTTACGAAGCATTTAAAAACAGTATAGAACTTACAGAAAGCAGGGGTGCAGCAAGTGGAAGCAGTCACAAACGTATCCGCAAAGATGGCTCAGTAAGTAATATAACTGTAGGTAATAAAGTTGAGTCAGGTAGTGTAGGGTATATGGATAAAAGTGCGATGGTGCATTACTGTAGAAAAACAGCATTCGCTAAAAAATACTTTGAACAGTTTAAATCAGGTATCCCGTTTGTGCAATACATTGACAAAAAGTATGAGGAACTTTGCCCTGAGCATTACGCTAGGCAAAAAGCTATAGCGGTAGGCACGAACCAAAACTACGTTATAGACAATACTAGCTTTACAACAGTTACCGTAAATAAAAACTTTAGGACAGCAGTACACCAAGACTCTGGCGATTTTAGGGATGGCTTCGGTAACTTAGTTATTTACAGGGAGGGTAACTGGGGTGGAGGTTATTTTGTATTACCTGAGTACGGAGTTGCCATTGATATGCAAAATACAGACTTGTTATTTGTTGATGTACACAAATGGCACGGAAACACAGAATATACAAACTGTGAGGATGACTGGCTGCGGATTAGCTTTGTATTATACTATAGGGAATATATGTATCAATGCAAAAGCCCTACCGAGCAGCTACAAGAAATTAAACAAGAAAAAACAGGATATCTAACTTTATAAAAATTAATAACAATGGACAAGGACAAACAATTACAAGCTAACAAATTTGAACAATTTATATATGATTTTTATGCTATGAAGCTATTCCACCCTTTAAGTCATTTTGTAACTTTAGACTCACAACGGTTAAGGGGCGAGAATCATCAAGGGTATGAAATTAAAAATGACCAAAGAAGGATTGAAACAAAAAATGTATTTATATCTATAAAAAGGGTTTATTACGAAGGCACAAAGGATGAGTATGAATATGGAAGCGGCATTTACAGGGAAACAAAAGTTAAACAGAGATACTATATAATAGGGGATCAAAAATGTTTCTATGTTTTTTCTACTAAACTGATAAGGCAATATTATGAAAAACGCAAGCCTAAACTAATCGCCCCTGAAGGTATGATTATTAATGGTGGTCAAGAATATGGCTTTATATTATTTAAAGATGAAGCAGATAGAATATGCTGTGAAAAATATGATATGGAATTTGAAAAACAAACTGAATTATTTGATGGAGCAAATTAATATTTTAATTATAGGTAATTGTGGTGTAGGTAAAACCTATGTGATGCAAAACCTAATAAAAAACTTTAAATGCGACAACCCTATGAATGTAGGCTTGCTACACTATAGAACAAATGGTTATTTAAATATAACAGGTAAATACGATGGAGGTGTATTCCAAGGCAGCGACAAACTAAGTATGAGCGTAATGACAAGCCTTGATGAATACTTACAAGAAGTGCAAGGGGTAAACGTTTTTGAAGGCGATAGGTTTACAAATAAAAACTTTATAGCTAAAGCAAAACCATATATAATTAAAATAAATGGTAATGGTGAAAAAGGTAGGCAGCTTAGAGGCTCAAGCCAAACCAATAGGCAAATAAAAACTATAGAAACTAGGGTAAATAATATTGAATATGACTTTAGCTTTAATGATAGTTATTTACTGAAGAAATATTTGCAAGACCTGCTAAGTGTTAGTAATTTTAATTTGATAAAAAAAGTATTAGATAACGATAAAGCTAATTACACACACAAACAGCAAAGCTTATTTTGAATAAAGATTTAATTGAAGAGTTTTACCTTTTGGCTTTAATAGATATATCAAGTGGTAGGGATATTAGTGAACTAGAACAGGCGATAGATTTATACGAAAAGGATGAACAATATGAGGCGTGCGCTGGTATATTAAAAGCAATACACGAATCAGGGTATATGACAATAAAAGAACTACTAAATAAAATAGAAGATGACAAACAC